CCGCCAACCCAGTGAAAAACTCAATAGGATTTACCCATGATACTAAGATTCACCCCTCACGATCACAAATACACCAGCATAAAAAAAGAAGATGAGAAAGACTGGATATCCGTAACCAGTTTCATTGGAAACTTCAAGCAGCCCTTTGACGCTGATACGATTGCTGCAAAGTCTGCTAAGAACCGTAAGAGTAAGTGGTACGGTATGACACCGGAAGAGATCAAGGCAGCCTGGAAAGCAGAAGCCAACAGGGCAACGACTCTGGGCACCTGGTACCACAACTGCCGGGAAAAAGATATCTGTGAATTAGAGACCATAGAACGTCAAGGTTTTACTGTGCCTGTGGTTAAACCCATCGAAATCGAAGGAATTAAATACTCTCCGGATCAGAAACTCACCGACGGCGTCTATCCGGAACATCTGGTCTATCTCAAGTCGGCCGGACTCTGCGGACAGTCAGATCTGGTAGAAGTGATCAACGGACAGGTCCATATTACGGACTACAAGACCAACAAAGAGATCAAGACCGAAGGCTATACCAACTGGCAAGGGGTGACCCAGAAGATGTTGGCACCGGTCAGCCACCTGGATGATTGTAATCTGAATCACTATACCCTTCAGCTGAGCATGTATCTCTACATGATCCTGAAGCACAACCCCCGGTTAAAACCCGGGACCCTGACGATCCATCACATCTTGTTTGATACAGTGGGAGAGGACAAGTTTGGTAACCCGATTACTGCCCTGGACAGCAACGGAGATCCGATCGTAAAAGACATTGTGCAGTACGACTTGCCCTACTTGAAGCAAGAAGTGATTACCCTGATGCACTGGTTAGAAGACAACCGTAATAAGATAAAGCCCCACTGATGAAAGAGCCGAACAGAGTCAGGAAGAATGAGATCAAGTTTGGAGTTGAGCTGAACGAAGAACAAAAAGAAGCAAAGCGTCTGATCCGCGAGAACCAGATCGTAGTCATCACCGGCCGGGCCGGATGCGGTAAGAGTTTGGTTAGTGCCCAGGCAGCACTGGACTTTCTTTCTCAGAAGATGATCGACAAGATCTTTGTCACCCGGGCCATGGTCGAGGTGGGAGCATCCATGGGATTTCTTCCCGGAGGTCTCAAGGACAAGTTTAACCCGTACATGGAAGCCTTTGTCGAAAACCTGTACAAGTGTCTGGATCGTAACAAGATCGACAGCCTGGTGAACGACGACAAGGTGCAAGCGTTCCCCGTACAATTTGTACGGAGTAAGACCATTGACGATGTACTCGTGGTAGAAGAAGCCCAGAACCTTACCAAGGCCCAGATGTTGGCGATCCTCACCCGTCTCGGTAAGACCGGGAAGATCATCATCAACGGGGACAATGAACAAAGGGACATTCGTGACGAATACACCGGGCTGAGCTACGTCATCGAACTGTCCAAGAAGATCGAGGAGATCAAGTGGATCAAGCTTAAGACCAATCACCGCTCGGACCTGGTGGGTAAAATCCTAGACTACGAATACAAATGAAGATCGTATTTGACCATATAGAAGGCTTTGGTAAAGTCAGTGACCTGGATTTTATCTGTGGGTACCCCATGGGTATAGCTGAACCGGATGACAAGCCTAAAGATCTACTGGCCCAAGGGTGGATACCCTGGGACGGAGCCTGGTATAACCTGAGATCTGTACGCATCAACGCTCTACAACACACTCCGACCAAGACCACTCGGAAGAACCTGGGTAAGATCTGGTGTGTGGTAGAAGACTTTGAGCCCGGGATCCAGTACAAAACCTTGTACGAGAAATACTGCCGGGTAAAGGGATTCACCCGGACAATCACCTGGGATCAGCTCAAGTCGGACCTGGTGCTCAACTACTACCATAATAATAAGCTCATCGGGTGTTCCCTAGTGGATGTTTATCCCGACGCTATGGTAGCCACACAGTTCATCTGGGACTACGAGACGCCGTCGCTGTCCCTGGGAAACCTGGCACAGTACTTTGAGTGCAGCGTAGCCCGGATGCGCGGAATAGATTACGTGTACATCCTGGGTGGATACGAGAGCTGCTGTGTGTACAAAGCCAACCACCGGGGATTCGAGTGGTGGACCGGCTCCGAGTGGAGCCAGGACGTCGAGCTTTATAAACAACTTTGTTTACGTGACGATCAAATCAAAGTTTCCCTGGTATGATCTACGAACCACGTAACCGTATAGAGGTAAGTACACCGAAGGGAGACGGGATCATTTGGCTGGTTACAGACTATGGACATGAAACAGATACGATCTATACGGTGATCATCAACGACACCGGTGAGTTTTGGCAGTTCCGGCATAAAGACATCAGAGCTAAGAAGAACATCACATTTGGAAGAACATGATCAGATTATTTGACATTCAGAACGGAAAAGTAGTTCCCACCGAACACTGCTATACACTCAAGTCTCTTAAAGACATTATGGACGAGTATGGAGAAGAGAGTACCAAGATCTATGCGTACATCTTTTACATGACCTGTCCCAATCCTGACTTAAACCCATTCTTCGATGTACCAGAAGCCGAGAAAGAAGAGCTCATTCTTCGAGAGATTGATGCTGACTTTTCAACTGATGATGATCTTGTGGACAACGCGATCAAAGTCTGTAAGAAGCTTTACGAAACGCCAACGTATAGAGCCTACGCCGGTATCAAAAGTATGCTCGACCGGCTTGCAAAGTATATGGAGACCACAGAGATTGAGCATGGTCGAGACGGTAACATTACAGCACTTGTTAACGCCGCGGCTAAGTTTGAAGCAATTCGACAGAGCTTTAAGGGCACTCTCAGAGACCTGGAAGAAGAACAGCAGAGCCAGGTAAGAGGGGGGCAGAATCTTGCTTACGATCAATAACCATAAAAACCACAGTAATGGACACAACAAGACCAATGACTTTTGGAGAAAAGCTAGTAGGGCTCACTTTCAACCCTTCCGGAGACGCTAAAGTACAAAGAGCTAAAGAACTTTGTGCTGAGCTTGCTGATCTTCTTCAGGAAGACAGGGAAGACAGACTTGAGAAAGTTATTAACGGAAGCCTGCTGGCGTCAGGTCTGTATAACACACTGTACGATCACGCTATAGGAGAGATCCTGAACGCACAGATGAACGTGGTAAAAGTCTTAACGCTCAAATCATGAGTAAAGATCTGTACACCTATAAAGCTACAGTAGACCGAGTTGTTGATGGTGACACCTTAAAAGTCACCATTGACCTTGGTTTTACTGTTTACTGGAAGTCCTCCTGCCGGTTTTACGGTGTGAACACTCCGGAACTGAAGAGTAAAGATGCTGACCTGAAAGCTAGGGCCCAGGCCGCCAAGAAGTTTGTTTCAGAACTATTGACTCCGGGTACGGAGATCATTGTCAAATCCCGGGATCTGGACAAGTATGGCCGACCCCTGGTGGACATCTTCTACGGACAAGACTTCAGCATGCATCTGAATCAAGAACTCATTGATAAAAACTATGCAGTGCCTTTTATGGTAGGAAAGTAAGACCCTATAAAGAAGGTCACTATGAACTTCTTAACCATTTCACAAACCAAACCAATCCGTATGGACACGTTATTCAATGACGATCTCTATGTCTTAGTGGAGGTAACACTGGAAGGAGTGATCACCAGTGACCCCATGAAACGAGAGCAGCTTGTTGAGCATCTCATCAACAAGTATTCTGATCTCAAGATCAAAAACCTGAACGAAACCGGCCGACTTAAGATTGTACATCTAAAGACCGGTACCTGGAAACAGCTGAAACTAAGCCTCGATCTTGTTTGACCCGCAAGACCTGATTGTTCCGAAACAATAGAAAAGGAGCTTAGCAGGTCTGAGTCAAAGAACATCTGGGGCTTGGTATGGTACATTATCAAGATCATGTTGATTGCGGCCGTAGTTATTTATCTCATGGTCTTCCTCATTCTTGATGATGGCTGGAAGCTCATAGTAGATTTCTTTACTCAGGTCTTAGTAGACATGAATATTCAGAAACCCTCTTTTTTAAACCCATAACATGTACATAGAATGCGTCGTGGTGTGTGTGAACTATGCTGACTTCCTGGCACACACGTTACCACATAACAAACAGCACTTTGACCACATGGTCGTCGTCACTACGCCTGAAGACAAAGATACCCAGGCGGTATGCAATCATTACAACGTGGAGTGTTTGATCACCCGCGAGATGACGAGCAACGGAGAACCTTTCAACAAAGGAAAAGGGATCAACGTCGGACTTCAGTATCTCTCTAAACGAGACTGGGTCGTGCACATAGATGCAGATATCTACCTGCCTCCGCTCACCCGGGGTATCCTGGAACGCATCAGCCTGGACAAGAACACGATTTATGGTCTTGACCGGATGATGTGTCCTACGTTTGAAGCCTGGACCGAGTACATCAGTAAGCCCAAACCTACACACACCGGCTGGGTGTACATCCACCCCACGATCTTCCCCATGGGCGTACGCATCGCTGAGTTTATGAGTGAGGGCTACGAACCGATCGGATTCTTCCAGATGTGGCACCCAAATACTTCAGATGTAAAGCTTTACCCGGAAACCCATGGTGCAGCTGATCGTACTGACGTGCTACATGCCAAAAAGTGGCCCCGTAAGTACCGGGCCCTGATACCCGAGATCATTGCTATCCACCTGGATTCCGAGGATCTGGATCTTAAAGAGATGGGTAAGAACTGGAACGGCCGCAAGACCAAGATGTTTGGTTACTCTCCCGTTCCTCCTGAGCCAACTTCTTCTAGTAAAATACCCTGGGCTACGATCGGGTGGTCTTTGCTTGCAGTAGCAGCAGGCTCCGGTGTAGCAGCAGCTCTGATGACATATCCGATTACCCTATAACAACTGTTCTATGAGCGACAATGTACCCGACAACAACACACCGTATCTGCATGACTGGGTGTTTCACTACAACATGTTCTCAGATACCTGGGCTGCTATTCCCCGGGAACTCTATCAAGCCTACTGGAGTGACTTTAACCTTCCGGGAGTGCTTCGCAGTAAAGACAAGGATACCCTGCTGTCGATCCTGCACCGCACCAAGGGGGATCCGGAAGCTATTGAAAAACTGATCACTACGGCATGATGACCCCTTTTCTGGAAGTCCCTACCTATGAAAACGGTCACTGGGACGTGACCACCTTTTACAGCCGGGAGGAGTTCCGGGACTTTGTACGAACCTGTTTCAAAGAACCAGGTAAGTACGAGTTTGATGACGTCACCCGGATCTTCAATGCTGAAGGTCGAAAGTTTCAGCAGCAGGGATTTTACTGTGCCGCGCCGGTTAAGACCAAGGACTTTATTACCTACTGGGACGATCAGAAAAACAAATGCCGCAAGGGAGTCATTGTTAAAAGTGGACACAAAACCTGGTATGTCAGCCGGGATTACTACATGTGGCTGAACTTCCTACCCATCTACGATAAGGAAGAAAAGCGTTTTGACTTTGCCAAAGTACGTGATGCCCAGTACCACATGGCTCTGTATGAGCACCTGGCAGAACTGAACTACAAGCATGCTATCATTCTAAAGAAGCGTCAGATAGCTTCCTCGTACTTCCACATGGCCAAACTGATTAATACCTTCTGGTTTGAAGCCGGTGCCGTACTGAAAATGGGCGCATCTGCTAAAGATTACATCAACGAGAAGGGATCCTGGAAGTTCCTCAATGAGTACAAGAACTTCCTGAACGAACATACTGCCTGGTACCGACCTACAGAACCGGAGAAAGTATTTGCCTGGGAACAGAAGATCAAAGTCAGGCTCAATGGTCGTGATACGTACAAAGGATTAAAGTCCAGTATTGCGGGGTACACTTTCGAGAAAGATCCGACCAACGGTGTCGGTGGTCCGGTCACGTACTTCTTTCATGAGGAAGCCGGTGTGGCTCCTAAGATGAATGACACTTACGGGTTTATCAAACCGGCTCTCAAGAGTGGTTTTATCATCACCGGTCAGTTTATAGCCGCAGGATCCGTGGGTGACCTGGACCAGTGTGAGCCGATGAAAGAATACGTCATGCATCCGGAAGAGAACGGATTCTATGGTGTAGAAAGTAATCTTCTTGACAGCGACGGTACGATCGGCATAACCGGTCTTTTCATTCCGGAACAGTGGAGCATGCCTCCTTTTATTGATCAATACGGTAACTCCCTGGTAGAAGAAGCTCTGAAAGCCCTGGACGAGCAGTTTGAAAAAGCCAAGCGTGAGCTGGCACCGGAAGCGTACCAGCTGGAAGTATCTCAGCATCCTAGAAACATCGAAGAAGCTTTTGCTACCCGGAAGGTCAGTGTGTTTCCGCCACATCTGATCAGCAAACAACTGCAGCGGATATCTGACAAAGAATACTCTGTCGAGTACTTAGAACTCAGCCGTAACGCAGAAGGAAAGATCGTTGACAAACCTTCCCGGAAAACTCCGATCATGGAATTCCCGATCTCGAAAAAGACGGAAGACAAAGAAGGAGTGATCTGTGTGTACGAACGCCCGCACAAGGATCCTACGTTTGGGATGTACTATGCTTCTGTGGACCCGGTAGGAGAGGGTAAGACTACAACGAGTGAATCTTTATGTTCTATATACATCTACAAGAACCCGGTTGAAGTCATCAAGGATGACGGCAACGGAAAAGTAACTAATTCAATAGAACGCGATAAGATCGTTGCGTCATGGTGCGGCAGGTTTGATGATCTCAACAAGACCCATGAACGACTGGAGCTACTCATCGAGTGGTACAATGCCTGGACCGTGGTAGAAAACAACGTAGCTCTCTTCATCCAGTATATGATCAGCCGCAAGAAGCAACGCTACCTGGTACCCAAAGACATGATCCTGTTCTTAAAAGACATTGGGGCCAACCGCAACGTGTTCCAGGAATACGGCTGGAAGAACGTCGGCACCCTGTTTAAGGGTACGATCTTGTCTTACGGCATTGAGTTTCTCAAAGAAGAGCTTGATCATGAGACCAAAGCGGACGGAGAGATCGTCAAGACCATCTACGGGGTGGAGCGGATCCCGGATCCCATGCTGCTTAAAGAGATGCAGGCTTACCGGGACGGGTTGAACGTGGACCGGTTAGTAGCTTTTTGTGCCCTGGTAGCCTTTGCTAAAGTCCAACAATCTAATAGAGGTTTGGCTAAACGTGTAGAAGTTACGCAGGAAAAGTTGGATAACTCCCAGAAATTTAGTAAATTAAATTGGAGACCTTTTAGACACATGGGGTCTTCTAAAGGGAGTTCTTTAGGTTCCGCACCACCCAGATCACCCTTTAAAAACATAAGATAATGGAAAACAGTACCCTGTACCAGCAGAAAGTAACTCTTCTTTCCCGGTTGGTAAAAGAGAACGCCGTCACGTTTGAAGAAGCCCTCCTTTTACTGAAAAATGATGATCTGGAAAAACAGGATCCACCGGAGATAGGAGTTATTCCTACTAGATTTAAGGTAACGGACTCTATGCTGGCGTCTTATCAGACTACCAGCCCAATCATCTTTTCTACTCCCACAGTAGACGCTGATGGTTATCGGCTTCATATGTCCAGTGGTACTATAAGTACTTCAAATGATAGCATTTTTACTATCAATTCGGCTGCTGACCTAAATACGTAAGTAACATTGGCTTATTTGTATCGACATATTAGACTTGATAAGAACGAGCCTTTTTATATAGGGATCGGTTCTGATAACGGATATCGTGCAAAAGATAAAAAGAAACGTAATAAAATCTGGAAAGACATAGTTACAAAATCTGACTATGAGGTTGAAATACTGCTAAGTGACTTGACTTGGGAGGAAGCCTGTGAAAAAGAAAAAGAGTTTATACTTCTATATGGAAGAATCTGCAACGGTTCTGGTTGTTTAGCGAATTTAAGTCTTGGTGGGGAAGGTTATCTGGATCCTCCACCTGATATTAGAAAAAAGCTATCTGATTCTAAATTGGGTGAAAAGAATCCAATGTTTGGTAAAAAGATAGTGGGTGTGCATAAAGCAAAAATACTAAAGGGTCTTATAGGCAGACCGGTCTCAGAAGAAACTAGACGTAAAATAGCTTGTGCTCAAAAAGGTATACCTAGAAACAGTGAAGAGCAAAAAGCTTATTTATCTAAGATTAACACAGGTGAGAATCATCCTCAGTTTGGTAAGAGTCGAAGTAAAGAAACCAGGGAAAAGATTGCAAAGTCTAGAACTGGAAGTAAGCACCCTGCCGCTAGAAAAATTATAGACACGAGTACTGGCAAAGTTTATGGTTCTGTAGTAGACTGTTTAAAAGACTTTAGCATTAAGTATAGTACCCTTACGGCTAAACTTAAGAATCGTATAGTAAACAACACGCCGTTAAAATATTTGGAAGATGCAGATATACAATGCTCTAGACCTTAAAAAAGGGAAAAAAGCTGATTATAACAAACTCGGCACCTTGACGCAGCCCATTCAGTTTCTCCCAGAAAAAGAGAAAGATGAGGAATGGAGAGCTCATAATCTTGACTGGCTTGAGTTTCAGGGGATGAAACAGCTCCGGCGTAACGCACGTCGTCTGATGAAAAACTACAAGCTTGCAAAAGGCATCATCGACAAGTCTGACTACATCGTAGAAGAAGACAACGAGATGGCCGATCTGATTGATACGCTTACTAAAGAGGATCACTCTGCCCTGGAGCTTAAGTTCTATCCGATCATTCCCAACGTAATCAACGTTCTGTGTAACGAGTTTTCCAAAAGATCTTCCCGGATCATGTTCAAAGCCGTGGATGACATCTCTTACAATGAGATGATGGAGGAAAAACGAGCCATGGTCGAGAAAGTTCTGCTGGAAGATGCAGAGCGTCGGGTCATGATCGAGATGATGGGCATGGGTATAGAGCTGGACTCCGAAGAGATGCAAAAAGCTACGGCTCCCGAAAACCTGCAGAAGCTGCCGGAGATCGAAGCCTTCTTCCGTAAAGACTACAGGTCCATGATGGAAGAGTGGGCTACGCACCAGATGAGCGTGGATGAAGAACGCTTTAAGATGCAGGAGCTTGAGGAGCGTGGTTTCCGCGACATGCTGATCACCGACCGCGAGTTCTGGCATTTTAGAATGAACGAAGATGACTACGAAGTAGAGCTTTGGAACCCATTGCTCACTTTCTATCATAAGTCCCCGGACGTTCGGTATATCTCTCAGGGCAACTGGGTAGGTAAGATGGACCTGATGTCTGTATCTGACGTCATAGACAAGTTCGGGTGGATGATGAACCAGGAGCAACTTGAAGCTCTGGAAGCCATCTATCCTGTCCGCTCCGCCGGTTATGCCATCCAGGGATATCAAAACGACGGTACTTATTATGATCCCACCCGTTCTCACGAGTGGAATACCCAGATGCCGTCACTGGCTTACCGGCAGTTTACTTCTGTCTATGATACGAAGTTTGGCACCGGGGACATCGTTGAGTGGATCCTCTCAGATTCTGAAGACACGGTGGACTTTGGAAAGACGCACCTGCTGCGTGTCTCTACCATCTATTGGAAAAGTCAACGAAAAGTAGGACACCTGACTAAGATCACCGAAGAAGGTGAGATTATTCAAGACATAGTGTCTGAGACATACAAAGTCACGGATAAACCGCTTTACAACACAGCATTATACAAACAAAAGACCAAGGACAATCTGATCTTTGGTGAACATATAGACTGGATCTGGATTAACGAGACCTGGGGCGGGATCAAGATTGGTCCCAACCGGCCCGCGTTCTGGGGTATGAACAACCCCGGAGGTATTAATCCGATCTATCTTGGACTTAACGGTGGCAAACCTGGACGTATTCCGTTCCAGTTTAAAGGTGATGCTACTCTCTACGGCTGTAAGCTGCCGGTGGAAGGTGCTGTATTTGGTGATCGTAACACCCGCAGTATTTCACTGGTAGACCTGATGAAGCCCTACCAGATAGGCTACAATATCGTGAACAACCAGATCGCGGACATCTTAGTAGATGAGCTCGGTACGGTGATCATGCTGGACCAGAACGCTTTACCTCGTCACTCCCTGGGAGAAGACTGGGGTAAAAATAACCTGGCCAAAGCTTATGTGGCGATGAAGAACTTTCAGATGCTTCCGCTGGATACGTCCATAACGAACACGGAGAACGCCTTGAACTTTCAGCATTACCAGGTGCTGAACCTGGAACAGACCAACCGTCTGCTTTCCCGGATCAACCTGGCTCAGTACTTTAAGAACCAGGCGTTTGAAGTGATCGGTCTGAACCCTCAACGGATGGGTCAGCAGATTGCGCAGCAACAGACCGCTACCGGTATCGAGCAGGCTGTCAATGCTTCTTATGCGCAGACTGAACAATACTTTATTCAACATAGTGATAACCTGATGCCCCGGGTCCACCAGATGCGTACGGACCTGGCCCAATACTATCATTCTAAGAAGCCCAGCGTTCGTCTTTCTTACATCACCTCTAAAGATGAGAAGGTCAACTTTGAGATGAACGGTACCGATCTTTTGCTCCGGGATCTGAATATCTTCTGTACGACCAAGACCAACTCTCGTGCCGTCATGGAACAGCTCAAGCAGCTGGCTCTGAACAACAATACGACCGGTGCATCTATCTATGACCTGGGTAATGTGATCAAGTCTGAGTCTATTGCTGAGCTGACCGGCGTCCTGAAGCAAGCTGAAGAAAAGACTGCAGCTCAGAAACAAGCCGAGCTTCAGCAACAACAGCAGCTGCAGCAGGAGATGCTGGCTAGCCAAGAGAAGCAGAAGCAGATGGATCTGGAGTACAAAGCTGAACAAGCCGAGCTGGATCGTCAGAAAGACATCACGGTGGCAGAAATCCGCGCGGCCGGTTACGGATCCATGGCGGATATCAACAAGAACCAGCAGTCTGACTACCAGGATTTCATCGAAGGCATGCGTGGTGAACAACGCTACCAAGATCAGATGAACCTCAAACGCGAGTCTGAGCTGACCAAGAAAGAACTGGGTGGGCAGAAGCTACAGATCGAGCGTGAAAGACTGCAGACTCAGAAAGAGATAGCCGAGAAACAACTGCAGATTGCCCGGGAAAACAAAAACAAGTACGATAAACCTGGGAAGGGCAAGTAATTCATAGCTCTATTATCCATACTTCAGGTAGATCTACACCAAGTTCTATAAATTTTAAGGGTTTAAAGTTGTATATTTTTATTGTAGAACTAAGCAGTAAAAACCAATACAACTTATGGACAATCAAACCAATGTACAGACCAGTGTACAACAAGTAGATCTTGATATAGATAGCTGGCTGGGTGCCCCGGGTGCGGACAGTATTGTAATACCAGGTGGAGAACCCGCTAAGCAAGACGCCAAGCCTAATATCTTCTCCAAAGGCAGTACGGACCTGAGCTTCATTGATAAAGACGATGACGCTGATGAACCGGATCCAGCTAAAGATGATGCCGGAGGAGATAACAAGGACAAAGAAGGTGCAGTTTCCCGTGGAACATCTACAGACATCTTTGATGACCTGACCAACGATGATGATCTACAAGATGACGGTAGTACTAAATCCAAAGCTGGGCGGCCCAAGACGGAGAAGTCCGGTCTTGTAGAGTTCTTGAAAAAACGCATAGAGTCAAAGGAGATGTTTGCCTTTGATGACTATGATGAAAGCAAACAAACCCTCGATGACTACCTCGGTAGTCTCGCGGAAAAAGATATAGAGGAGCTCTGGCAGGCTAACATGGATAACCTCAAGCAAGAGGTAGCTGCCAAGACCCCACAAGAGTTCTTTGAGTCTTTACCGGAAGAGCTGCAGTACGCAGCTAAGTACGTCATGGACGGTGGACAAGACCTCAAAGGTCTGTTTCAAGCCCTGGCCCAGGTAGAACAGGTTCGCACCCTGGATCCTACCAATGAAAACGACCAAGAAGGTATCGTTCGATCTTACCTCAGTGCAACCGGATTTGGTACCGATGAGGAGATTGAAGAAGAACTGACTACCTGGAAAGATCTTGGTGTGCTGGAAAAGAAAGCCAAGCAGTTTAAGCCGAAGCTGGACCAGATGCAGGAAGAGATTGTTCAGGCCCAGCTGGCAGAACAGGAAGCCCGCAAACAACAGCAGGAACAAGCCGCCCAGGCTTATATGCAAAATGTGTTTGAAGCCCTTCGTCCTGCAGAGATTAATGGTCTGAAGCTGGATAAGAAAACCCAGGCTCAGCTGTACTCCGGGCTGGTACAACCCCAGTATCCCTCGATCAGTGGACGACCGACTAACCTACTCGGACACCTCCTGGAGAAATACCAGTTTGTAGAGCCCAATTATCCGCTGATTGCCGAAGCTCTTTGGTTGCTTTCTAA